TTTGAAAAGAAGAAAAATAGTATTGCTCTTGCCAACACCTACCACCGAATTCTCCTTCCCTATCACCGTAATATATTGCTGTTACCAGGGTTGTACTCATTTGTAATTATTATATCATATTTACAGTGAGTTCTGTAAATTTCAAACAACCTAAAATTTGTTGTATATCAGATATCCATTTAGGTGTTCATCAAAATAACAGCAGTTGGCATAAAATACTTTTGGATTGGGCTAACTGGCTTAATAAAGAATTAGAAAAAAGAAAAATAAAAGATATAATGATATGTGGTGACTTGTTTCACTACAGAGATGAAATTGCAGTAAACAGTCTTCATGTTGCAAATGAATTTTTTGATATTCTTCAATCTTATAATATCGTTCTTATAACCGGTAACCATGATTGTTATTATAAAGACAACAGTCTGGTTAACTCTTTATCTATCTTAAAGGGTAGACCTAACTTAAAGATAATTGATCAATACCATACACAGACAATTTTTGATAGAGACATTACTTTTTGTCCTTGGGGTACAAAGATAAGTGATATTAAAGCAAATAGCGATATTATTTTTGGTCATTTTGAACTTCTTGATTTTAAAATGAATAATTTTAAGGTTTGTGATCATGGCGACTCTCCAGAAAAAATATTAGAAAGAGGCAGCAAAGTTATTACAGGTCATTTTCATCTAAGAGATAAAAGAAAGTATAAAAACGGGGAAATTTTATATCTTGGTAACCCGTTTGAAATGGATTTTGGGGATGCTGGTAGTACTAAAGGTTGGTATGAGTTAGATTTCAATACTCTTGAAACGAAATTCCATTTAAATGATATATCTCCCAAACATATAAAAATACCTTTAAGTGAGCTTATAAAATATGACGGTATAACTAATGAACTAAAAGCGATACTTAAAGGAAATATAATTAAGTTGGTTATTGATAAGAATATACAAGCCGATGACTTGGATATTATAATGGTTTGTTTGAATAACCTTAAACCCTTTTCAATTAATGTTGATTACGAAATTAATTTTAATAAGTTTTCAGTAGAAGGTGAAGTAGAATATGAATATTCTGGCGTTGATTATGAAACAGCGATAACCGACTTTGTTAGTATGTTAGATATTAACAATAAAAAAGACGTCATACAGTATACAATAGATTTATATAAAGCATGCAAGGAATAGGTATAGTATTATTTACGTTAGGTGGTAAAAATTTAAAAAGAGCCATTAGAGGGTTGACTGATTACTTAGATAAAACAGTCATCGTTAATGATGGTAAAAAAGAAAACGTAGATGAAACAAAAGTTAGAAAATATATTAAACCAGCATATGTAAAATACCCTTCTGCTTGTTATAATATGGGTATTAGAGAACTTCTAAAAGATGATACAATTGAACATATTTTTATCTTAAACGATTCAATTGAAATTTTGGACGATACTTTATTTGAAGATTACATTAATGCTGCAAAGAAAACAAATTTAAAATCTTTTTATTATTGTACCGCTGCTGATGACCCAACTGGTACATTTAATAATGAAAGAATGAAAGTAGATATAGGTACTGGGTATAAAAAAATGACATTAAACATGGGTACGTCAGGTAGTTTAGTTTATCTACATAAAGATATTTTTAAGAAAGTGGGTTTCTTTGATGAAAGATTTAAAGGAGCTATTGAATGGTCTGATATGTGTTATAGAATATCACAAAAAAATCTTTCCACTCCCTTTCTATGGTTTCCTCATTTAGAAGCGGTAGATGCTAAAATATATGTTAGTGACAACGAAGAAATATACAAAGATGATATGGAAGATAGGATTATTAGAGGGTTTAAATTGTTTCATATGAAATATAAATGCCAGATACAAGATCTTATCAATACATATTCCAAAAAAGACGTTGTACAAAAACTAAAAAAGAAAGCTAGATCTTCTTAGTAAATCTTTTATAATAAAGATCAATGAAGCAAATCTTCTTCGAAGAAGTCTCTATTCAAAACTTTCTTTCTGTTGGTAATGAACCAGTAAAAGTTCAATTTAATCGCGGCTTCAATATAATAACCGGGTCAAATAAAGATAAAGAAGATAGACGCAATGGTGTAGGTAAAAGTACAATAGCTGATTCAATAAATTTTGCTGTATTTGGATCCACTTTAAGAGAATTAAAAAAAGAACTAATCCAAAATAACCTAACTAATGAAACTTGTTCAGTAACTTTATCGTTTAAGGTCGTTACACCACAAGATACAAATAATTATACCATTAACCGTACTATTTCTCCTTCTAAATGTTACATTTACAAAAATGGGCAAGATATAACTAGAGATTCTATAATTAACACTAATGATTACATAAAAGAACTTATTAACTGTTCAGAAGACGTCTTTCAAAATTGTGTAATTATGACAGTAAACAATACTGTACCTTTTATGGGTAAGAAAAAGGTTGAAAAACGTAAATTTATAGAAGGTATTTTTAATTTAGAAATTTTTAGTAACATGATTTCTAATCTTCGTAGTGATTATAATGAAACTAAAAAAGATTTCGATATTGAATCTACACGTTATGATGAAAACAATAGTACTTTAGAAAACTTTAAGTCTCAAAGAAACAATCTATTAGAAGAACGCAATCAAAAAATTACAAAATACAAAAATAGACAGGAAGACAATAAACGTGCTCTTTTAGATATAAAAAGTAAAATAAAAAGCATTGAAGATGATGCAATTAAACAAAATGAAGAATTAATTAGCAAGATAGAATCGAAAATTAAGGAACTATATGTACAAAAATCTGAAAAACAAACCGAAATTGGAAAAATCGGTGGGTTACAATCACAACTTGAAAGTACTCTTTTAAAAATAGGTACAGATGAAGAGATATGTCCTACTTGTCTACGTAAATTAGAAGATCACGATACCGAACACATTAATAAAGAAAAGAAAGCAATTGAAGACGGTATAAAAAAATATGACTCTAGGATATCTGAACTTAAAGCTAATATATCTGAGTATACTGCATTAGAAACCAAACTTACAACCGGTATACAAAAGATAAGAACTAAAATTAAAACAATAAACAATGAAATTTCAGACCAAAAAGTACTAAAACAAAAAGCAAAACAACTTTTAGAATGGCAATCACAATTAAAACTGGATATTAAGGAACTAAAATCTGGTGATTCCAATTTAGATGAAGTTATAGATGAATATATTAGTAAAGTAAAGGATATAAAAAGTAAACTTGACCGAGTAAAGAAAAAGATTAATATGCTTGATGTGGTAAAGTATGTTGTGTCTGAAGAAGGGGTAAAATCCTATATTGTTAAAAAGATATTAACCGTATTCAATCAAAAACTAGCTTATTATCTTAAAAAGATGGATAGCAATTGTGTTTGTATTTTTAATGAATATTTTGAAGAACAAATAATAAATGAAAAAAATAAAATCTGTTCATATTTTAACTTTTCTGGAGCAGAGCGGAAAAATATTGATTTGGCTTGCTTATTTGCTTTTATGGATATAAGAAGGCTACAAGGTGACGTTGCATTTAACTTCAGCATGTATGATGAACTTTTTGATAGTAGTTTGGACGAAAAAGGAGTAGATTTGGTAACAAATATTTTAAGAGAGCGTGTAGAAAAATTCAATGAGTGTGTTTATGTTATTAGTCATAGGAAAGAAAGCGTTAAAGCTGCTACAGGTGAAGTTATTTACCTTGAAAAGACAAACGGTATTACTCGAAAAGTAGAATATAGAGAAATTGATAAAGATTTAGACTAAAATAAATAAGCACAATGTTTCAAGCACCATTTCAAAACGCACCGAGACCTTTTGGGGCCGCAAACCCTTTTCAAAATAATTTTGCTGCGTTAGCTCCAAAAGAACCACCAAGAACCCCAGATGTAGCTCATGCGGGTGATATACCTCGTTTTATGAATTACGTTGCCGATTATGGTGGTTGTGGTTTTTGGAGAGTAATATGGCCAGAATATCTTTTAAATGCAAGCGGTAAGTGTATGGTGCATACTTCAACTTGTATGACAATGGACCCTGCTCATTACAGGCATTGTAAAGCATTAAAAATACAAAGACAAGCATCTGAAGATCATTATAAATTTGTTCAGCACTTAAAAGCAATTTCTAAAGAACTTAAATTTAGGATAATATATGAAATAGATGATATTCCATTTAGAGAAGATATACCAGACTATAACAAATATAAATTTGCTTTTACTGATGATTCAATTAGAGAAAATATTCAAAGAATAATGGAATTGTGTGACGAGATGACCGTTACATGTAAGTTCATGAAAGATTATTTTAGTGAAAAGTTAGGTGGTAAAGTACCTATTACAGTTATACCTAATTGTGTACCTAAATTTTGGATGGGTAACTACTACAATAGAGATAAAATAGAAAGAGATTATGAAAAGTATAAACGTAAACCAAGAATAATTTGGTCGGGTTCAGGAGCTCATATTGATGTAGATAGAAGAGTAAAAGGTAAAGATGATTTTTATCATGTTAACGATGCAATTAAAAAAACTATCAATGATTTTCAGTGGGTGTTTATGGGTGCCGTACCTCGTGATTTAGTACCTTACGTTGAAAAAGGAAAAATAGAATTTCACCCTTGGGCTGAATTATTTAACTACCCTGAAAAGGTGTATACTCTAAATGGTAATATGATGATAGCTCCGCTAATAGATAATAATTTTAATAAATCAAAAAGTGATTTAAAATATTTGGAAGCGGGTTGTTTTGGGTTACCGGTTGCATGTCAAGACATTTGTACGTATGAAAATGCTCCAATTAAGTTTAATACTGGAGATGAAATGATCGATCAAATAAAAGCAGTATTAGGAGATGAAAGACGTTTTATAAAAGAATCCGTTAGTGGTAGAAATTTTGCGGAGTCAAGATTTTTAGAAAAAGAAGAAAATATTGGTAAATTTTTCGAATCTTATAATTTTGAATACGGTTCTCCGCAACGTAAATTCATTAATTCACTTGAAGAAAACAAAGTTTAGTTGAAACATTCGCAGATTACTCTATAATAGATCTGTATGTATAGGAATGTAGTTTATGAACCAAACTTAGAACAAATGAGACTGTTTACCTGGGATGAAGACGGTAACAGAATACAAGTACTACAAAGCTACAATCCTTATCTTTATATTGAACCGAAGGATAAAAGACATTCAAACGCAACTTCAATTTATAAGACACCTTTACGTAAAATGGTCTTTAAAAGAGAATCTGAAAGAAGGCAATTTATTCGAAATAATGGCATAAAAAGACTTTTTGAAAACTTACCTATTAAGCAACAGTTTTTATTAGATAATTTTTGGCAAGTAAACGAAACTGATGAGTTTACTAAACATCCAGTAAAGATGCTTTTGTTAGATATTGAGACTTATTCACCTGATGGGTTTCCAAATATTGAAAATGCTAATCATGCGATTAATGTTATTACTGTTTATGATAATCTTGAGAAAAAATTTTATACTTGGGGTACAAAAGAATATAATGGTAAAGGTAGGGACGATGTTGAATATATTTACTGTGAAACCGAAAGGGTACTGTTTGCAAAGTTTTTAGATTATTTGGAACAAGACTACCCTGATATATTAAGTGGTTGGAACTCTGAGTTCTTTGATATTCCATATATTATTAAACGTTGTGAACGTATTATGGGCGAAGAACAAATGAAAAGGCTATCACCTGTAAATAACGTCTATTATAGGAGCCTTCAAGGTGCTTTTGGTAGACAGCAAATACGTTGGTATATCGAAGGTATTGCATTGTTAGACTATTTAGACATATATAAAAAGTTTGCACCATTGAGAGAGTCATACAAACTTGATGCAATTGGTGAACTTGAGTTAGGTGAAAGAAAGATAGACTTTCAAGGTATGGACCTTGCAACATTATCAGATGTAGATTGGGATAAGTTTATTGATTACAATATTCAGGACGTAAATCTACTCGTAAGGTTAGAAGAAAAGTTACAGTATTTGGGATTGATACGAATGTTAGCTTATGTTGGTTGTGTTACGTTTGATGCAGCAATGGGTGCATTATCTGTGATTAACGGTGCGTTTTGTATACGTGCAAGACATAAACAACAGATAATACCTACATTTATACGGGGTGAAGATACGGGTAAGAATCCAGGTGCATATGTGGGTGAACCTCAACAAGGGTTTCAAAATTATATTTTATCGTTTGATGCAAACAGTCTGTATCCTAATGTGATGATATCATTAAATTTATCACCAGAGACGAAGATCGGTAAAATACTTCAAAAGGATGATAAAGAAATAGTTATGGAAATGGTAAGTGGTAAAGTAAAAGAATTTACTTACCCGATGTTTGCTAAAATGATTAAGGATTATAATTTAACTATATCAAAAGCAAACATCGTATTTCATCAACAAGAAAAGGGTATCATTCCTGAGATCGTTGACTATTATTATCAAAAACGTAAAGTGTTTAAAGATGAGTATGTTGAACTTAGGAAAAAGCATGTTGTAATGAAAAAAGATGACCCTGAGTATGAACAACTTGGGGTAAACGTTCAAAGAGCTGGTACTAAACAGTTAACGGTAAAAATTTTGATTAACTCAATATATGGATATTTCGGTAACAAAAATGCACCTATTGGTGATGATGATATTGCATCGTCAGTTACGTTAAGTGGCCAAGCAGTAATCAAACAAAGCAATGTAATTATTAGAGATTTTATCAAACTCAAAACTGGTTTAAGTGATGAAGATTTAAAGAAGAAAGACCCTATCATTTATAATGATACAGATTCATCTTATGCATCAATCGAGTTGCTGATTAAGCATTTAGGACTAAACTTTAAAAATGAAAAGGGTGAAGTTCATGATGACATATACAAGCTTGAAGATGAATTGGTTGAATACTTAAATCAGCAAATAATGATATGGGGTAAGAAGACTTTCAATAGTAAAGATTGTAGGTTTGTATTCAAGCGTGAGTGTATTGGTGAAGTGGGTGTGTTCTTACAGAAGAAACGTTACGTTATGAACATACTTGACGACGAAGGTGCTAAGATAAACAAAACGAAATATACTGGGGTAGAGGTAGTTAGAACTACATTACCCAACTCGTTAAAACCTCATATGAAAAACGTAATTGAGATAATGCTTAGAACCCAAGACTATCAACAAACTAATGAAGCAATGAAAGTGGTTTATGAAAAATTCAAAGACTTACATATAACTGATATTGCAAGTGTAATGGGTCTAAAAGGGTATGAAAAATATGCAGGTCAATGTGATGGTATGAAAACTGTAAAAGGTATGCCTATACACTGTAAAGCAAGCTATTTTTACAATCAATTGTTAAAGTTGCATAAACTCGATAAGAAATATGAAACTATTGGATCGGGAGATAAAGTTCGATTCTTTTATGTTAAGAAACCAAACAGATATAATGTTGATTCTATAGCATACAAATATGAATGGCCTGAAGAATTTGAGGAATTCTTTAAACCTGATTATGATAAGATATATCAAAAGTTAATTTTTGCTCCTATCGAAAGATTTTACAATGCAGTAAATTGGAAGTGTTATTTACCAGGCCAGGCAGTCCAATGTGATTTGTTTAGTCTGTTATCTGAATAAAAAATATGAGTAAATCTGAAAATAGATTAAAATTAAATGAACAAATGCCAGAACTAGCTGGTGAAGTATCTTCTTTTTTTGAAGATCTTGAACAAACAAAAACGGTAGACGAAACTATTTTTGTTATGGTACCAAGTTACAGGGATAAAGACCTTAACAATACGCTAATTGATCTTTATAGTAAAGCTAAAGACCCTCATTTACTTTCAGTGTGTGTTTTTGATCAATCTGAAAAAGATGTGTTGGTAGATTTTGATAAAACTAATATGCATTATATACACACCAATTATAGAAATGCAAAAGGTATAGGACATGCAAGAAATATGATTCAAAATTTTTATAACAACGAAACTTATTTTTTATCTATTGATTCGCATATGAGATTTACCACAGAATGGGATGTTAAATGTAAACAAATATATAAAACGTTAAAAGGTTATTATCGAAACCCTTTAGTTACTAATTATTGTAATGAATTGGTTTATGATTATGAAATAGATTTATACCCTGACGATGTAAAAGAACAATTTACGAAAATTGATAACTATTATATTAAAAAAGACGAGTTAAGCTATATTGACGTTAAAAAATATACAGACTATGATGGAAAAAGAGCTCGAAAAACTCCTGAAGAACCGGTAGGTGAATTTAGAATGTCTTCTTGGGTGTCTTTACATTTTACATTTACAGAAGGGTTATTTTTTAGAAAGATGGGTTTTGATTCCGATCACTTTTTTTCTGGAGAAGAATATAATATAACGCTTAGATCTTTTACTAATGGTTATGACTTAATAAGCCCTTATGAACCGATTATGTATCATCATTATCGAACCGATTCATATAGAAATGAACCACAAAACTATATTGTTGATAATAAAAAGTGGGCTGATTTAGATTCAAAAGGTATTTTAAAAAATAAACTTTTAACTTCAGGAGAAATCTGCACTTGGGGTCTTGGTGACGAAAGAGATATAGAATCGTTTTTCAAATATATGAGGGATAAATCTGGTAAAAAATTATCGGTTGATTTAGATTGAGAGTAGATAAAATATTGATATGAATCTTAAGATTTTTGTTGATCAAGTCGGACGAACGGTAATCGGTGAATTACTTAAAGAATGCGATGCATGCATCGAGCTTAAAAACCCGTGCACCATTTTTGTACAACCTAACGAAACCGGGCAGTTACAGGTACAAACAGTACCAATGTTTTTTAGAGAATTTCTTACCGAAAAAGGTAGGGAAGAAGGCACAATTTGGACTTTTAATAAGTCTACTATTATTGATAGTGATTGTGCCACACATCTGGACGATAAGTTGACCAACCAATATAAAGCCATCATTACTAACTTGGGCCAAGCAGACACTCCTGAAGAGCCTGAAGAAGCTGAGGTAGTAAAATTGTTTGACGATTAACAAAAACACAACTATATTGGTAAGCGCCCTTATGGGCGCTTTTTTTTCTTGATAACTAATTTTTATACTATATAATACTTGTATGGCTAAAGATCAGATCGCAGATGTATTCTCAAGTTTAGATAAATTAAACCCTGAAGCAACCTACTTAAGTGAAAACGCTCTTTCCAACGTTGATACCTGGTATGACACAGGTTGTTATGCATTGAATGCTATCATTGGTGGTAGGTGTGTAGGTAGTGGGGTACCAAAAGGTAGATTAATTGGTTTTGCTGGACCGTCACAATCAGGAAAAACGTATATTATTAATAAAATTTTAGGTAATGCTCAAAAACAAGGGCTTCATCCTGTTATTTTTGATACAGAGTTTGCAGTAGATAAGGAAAGCACTGAAGGTGTTGGTCTAGACGCTACTAAAACAAAATATGTACCGGTGTATACGGTGGAACAATGTCGTAACCAAGTAGTAGCTTTGCTTGATAGTATTGTTGAAAAGGGGTTACAGGGTAAATTTATTATTTCTATCGACTCTTTAGGTAACTTGGCATCACAAAAAGAAGTAGATGACGCTGCTAAAGATAAGAGTGCAATGGATATGGGTCTTAGAGCTAAACAGTTAAAGTCTATGATGAGAATTTTAACTTATAAAGCTGGTTTATCAGGTACTACTATTTTGTTTAGTAATCACACATATGATGATCCATCTGCTTTAATGCCAACATTGGTAAAAACTGCTGCTGGTGGTAGTGGGCCTCAGTATATGGCTAGTGTGTTAGTACAACTTGCTAATAAAAAAGAACGACAAGATGCATCAAATGATAATGATGAAATGTTACCTGAATCTCGTAATTATTCTGGGGCAACATTACGATTCTTAACAACAAAAAATAGATTTGTACCACCCTTTTTACAAGCTGAAATATACCTTAACTTCCGTACTGGTTTAGACAAATACAGTGGTTTAAAAGACATGGCTGTTAATCATGGGATATTAACGCAGACCGGTAGTACCTTTCAAATAGGTATAGAGAGTGAGGACGGAAAACGCAAGGCAGGAGACAAGATTGGCTACTATAAAAACTGGAGAAAAGATGAAGACTTGTGGGAAAATTTCATAATTCCTGAGTTGGATAAGAAGTTGAAATTAGTGTATAGTTACGGTAAATAAGCGTATGGCAAATATTGCTATCTATGGTTCGCATAACGGAGCAATTGCAATTGAAGATAACGGTGAATTTTATGTTATAGAATTTGAACGTTTCTTTAACGTAAAAAATATCGGGTTAGCTCAATACAAACCTTTACGTTTCAGAGAAGAAGCTGTATATGCGATGCTACAATACTTGGAAAAAGAATTGGGTTATACAACACCGTTTGATAATTTAATTCATATAAACACCGAATGTGTTCACGACGATATAACATATAGTTATAAAGACTTTATACCTGCAGAAAACGTTTTAGAAGGCTGGCATCATCATGCTCATGCAAGTGGTTCTTTTTATCAATCTAATTTTAACGAAGCACTTATTTTTAGTTTTGATGGTGGTGGTAACGATGGATTTTTTAACATCTTTACTGCTGACAGAGAAACCGGTGTAACCTATTTAGATAAAACTAACCCGGCTGATCGGACTGATTTCGATTTTGACTTTGGTTTTCCTTATATGTGTTTTGCTCATTTTTGCCCAGATATAAGACAAGAATGGATTTCTGATGGTAATCTTGTCTATAGTGGTAAAATTATGGGGCTTTGCAACTATGGTAAAGTTAATAAAGAATGGTTACCACACTTTAAAAAGTTTTATTATTCAAAACCTGATGGAGAAAATTATGAGGCTAAATTAAAGGAGTATATTACAGATACTTGTGGTTTAGTTTTCGATGCAGATAACAGATTAGAAAAAGAACTAAGCTGGGATGTAGCTGCAACATCACAAGCTGCTTTTGAAGAGTGTTTCTTTGAAGTAGCAAACCCTTACTTAGAAAAATACAACTTGCCTATTATTATTACCGGTGGGTGTGGTCTTAATATTTTATTAGCTACCAAAATTAAAGAAATGTTTCCAGACAGACCAAGTTTTGTTGCTCCAAATACCAACGATTGTGGTATTGCATTAGGGCTTTTAGCTAGTTGGACTAGACCTAAGAAACCTATCGATATTACTTACGGTGGTATGGAACTTTTAGACAAAAACACTTACCCCGCTTGGATAGAAAGTAATGCAGCTAAACCAATTAACTTCGGAGATATTGCAAACGAACTTGCAAATGGAAAAATATTTGGTTGTGCAAGAGGTAGATGTGAACACGGTCCTAGAGCTTTAGGAAACAGGTCTATTTTTTGTAACCCTGCATTTCCAGATATGAAAGACATTCTCAACTTTAAAGTTAAAAATAGAGAATGGTATAGACCTTTTGCTCCTGTTTGTAAGTTAGAAGACGTATCAAAATACTTTGAATGGGAAGGTGAAAGTAGACATATGCTTTACTGTCCTAAAGTTAAAAAGGAATGGAGAGAAAAACTTTCATCTATTACACATATAGATGGGACCGCTAGAGTTCAAACCATTACAAGAGAACAAAACGAGTTTTTATATGACTTAATAACCGTTTTTGAAGAACTAGCTGGTCATGGAGTTTTACTAAACACTTCTTTTAACATAGCTGGTAAACCTATTCTAAATACTATTTCAGATGCAATGAAAGTTTTAGAATCCACGCAAATGGATTACCTAATTGTTGAAGATTTTTATTATGGTAAACATTGGTAATTGATATATACTATTTTATATGGATAAAGCAGTAATGATTTTTAGTGGTGGCATGGATAGTGCTGCTATGTTAAGAATGGCTCAATTTTCATCTGGTGAACTACACTGTTTAACTTTTGATTATGGTCAGAGGCATAAACGAGAACTTGATTGTGCAAAAGTACAAATTGAACATGCTAAGTTGGTTGCTTTTAGTCATAATTTTGAAGATTCAGATGTAAAGCATAAAGTTATTGACGTATCTTTCTTAAAAGATATGCTAACTTCAAGCTCGCTTACTAATGAAGAAATAGACAACCCTGATGTAAAAGATATGGTTGGTGAAGCACAACCAGTAAGTTATGTACCTTTTAGGAACCAAATGTTTTTATCTATGGCTTGTGCTTATGCAGAGTCAATTGGTGCTAATAAAGTGTATCATGGTGCAACAGCAGTAGATAGTTTAGCTGGTTATTGGGATGGAAGTGAAGAGTTTAGAGAGCAATTTCAAACTTTGATATCACTAAACAGAACAAATGAAATACAATTAGATTGTCCTTTACTTAGTATGAATAAACAAGCAATTGTAGATTATTGCGTTGGTAGTAGAGTAGACCTTAAGTATACATACACATGTTATAGCGGTGAAGAACTTTCAGATGCAACTACACCAAGTAGTTCATTAAGAATAAAAGGTTTTGCTGATGCTGGTTATATTGACCCTATCCCATATAAGCAAGACTTAACTGAATTTTGGGAAGAACATAAATGCAAACCGTATCCTATTAATGAGGTATTTTCTGATAGATATGGTACAAGAGGACCATAATGAAAATATTTAACAAAGAAGAAATAGCTAAAAAGGGCTATCCTGACGACACAGCATTTTCATCACATATACCTTATCTAAGTTATGTGGTGGATTTTTTATTTGATAAAAACGGTGGCGAAAAACTTAGCATTTTAGAATGCGGCACCGGTCATGGTAGTAGTAAATTTTTTAGTGAAATAACTAAAGAAGGAAAAGCAAAAGTATGGGGTATAGAATATCATAATACAAAACCAGACTGTTGGTTTGATACTATGAAAAAGCTATATAGTAATGAAAACTACAATATAACACTTGAGCCACAAGGTATTTTTGTTTGGGGTTCTCCAACATTTGAAAAATTAGATAATCATTACGATATTATATTTGTCGATTCGAGTGGTTATGAAAATAGAGCTAATTGGGTAAAATTTGCTTCTAAAGGAAGAGCTAAAGTGGTAATATTACATGATAGTGAACACATGCATAGATTTAAACCGTGGTTCTTAAATTTTGTAACTGAAAATTTTAAACATGTATATGATTCATGGCCTACTCAAAATCCTGGAACTTTATTTGCAAGTAATATAGATTTAGATTGTAATTTAATATTTGAAGGTAGGCATGATGATATGCCTCAAATTGATGATCATGAAGAATTAGATGCTACAAAGTATGGTTACCCTATTCAAGAACATACAGATTAATAATCTTCTAAATCAGTTTCGGTTTCAGCAGTAAAATCTTGAAAAGCTTCAATCTCCCCTAATTTATCTGGATCTACTTCATCCATTTGCGGTTCTTCTTCACCAAAGACTTCATCTAGTAAACCATTTATTATCATATCCTTTACTATATTTTCAACTTCATCTTTATCGAATATTTTTGAACCGAAATCTATAATTTCTTTAGCTGTAGTTGGTGTTACTTCTACAAAACTTATAATATCTTTTTGTAACCCCTTTAATGGGGTTTCATAGGCTTTATCAGCTACTTTAAACTTACGTTTTCCTAAAGCAACCTTTCCTTGTGAAGCTTTTTTATATCTTGTATCTCTACTTCTTGCTCCAGCTCCACCTCTAATACCCTTTATTCTCATCATCATCTCATAATATGACTCTTTCCGTTCTTCTCCGGTATCGGGATCGATAACAGTTTTTCTTACACGGTCTTCGAATTGTTTCTTTCTTCCTTCAGTTAAAGACTTTTCATAAGATTCGAATAAAAATTGAGTATCTTTGTCTTTCATATTGAAATATTTATTAGATTCTTTATAATATAAACAAATGTGTGCAATATTTGGTAGTTTGAGTAGAGAACGTTTTATCTCTTTGTATGATCTTAATAAAGATAGAGGCGGTTATGCATCTACATTTTGCGGAATAAAAGATGGTAAGATAAACGTTTTTAAGAACAAACTCTTTAATATAGAAGATCTTTATCTTGAAGATTGGGATTATTATTTGGGTCATCATCAAGCTCCGACTAGTAAGGTACGAAAATATAGTGAGAATACCTCACACCCATTTAATTATGGTAGGTGGTATGTAGCTCATAATGGTGTGTTAACTAATTATAGGGATGTAACTGACGTTAGTAATACAAAAGATATTGATACATCTTATATACCAGCATATATGCAGGAATTAGATTTATTGCCTGTTGAATTAGATGACGATTATATCTTAGAAGAAACATTTACTTCATTTAAAGGAACCCATACATGTTGGGTTTTTGATGAGTCAAAAAGTATATTGTATCTAACAAAAAATGGTAGTACTTTATTTTCAAACGGAACCGACTTTTCGTCGGTGAGTTTTAATGGTGGTAAATCATTATTAGATGGATATGTATATAAGATGCACGAAGGAAAAGCGTTTTTAGAATATGTAAAATTTAAAGATAGTAATCCATTTGCAGTAATATAAAAAATGAAAGATTTACTTGATTATAAAGAAACGCTTGATGTAAATAACCGCAATATTTATAATTTATTTGAAAAGCATAAACCCGAATCTGGTGTTTTTATCGAAACCGGTTGCCACCTAGGTGGTGGTTTAACTAAAGCGGTTCACTGTGGTTTTACCAAACTTTATTCTTGTGATATCAACATGGAAAGAGTTGAAACATCAATAGAAAAAGTTTCTGAACTTGCTAGATATGGTTCAATAATTGAACCGTATATTTATAATTGTGATTCTAGACTTTTTTTAGCTCAAGTATTGCCACTTATAGAAGAAGATGCATTATTTTGGTTAGATGCTCATGATGAAGGTGGAGGTGTACCTGTTTTAGAAGAATTAACTCAAATAAGAGATATTTTTAAAAGCAAAACAAGTACTATAATGATTGACGATATTCCACTTTATCTTAAACAAGAAGGAATAGAAGAGCTTAAAAAAATTATTAAAGAAATAAACGAGGACTATGAATTTGAAAATCTCACAACTAATGATGGTGGTAATTATGTAATTATAGCTTCAATAGTTGATAAAGAGGAAAAGTAGTTATAATACTGATATGAAAACAGCGTTAGTATGTGGTGCGGGTGGGTTTATTGGTAACCACCTAGTTAACAGATTAAAAAAAGACGGTTATTGGGTAAGAGGTGTGGATCTTAAGTATCCTGAATTTTCACAAACACAAGCAGATGAGTTTATTACAGGTGATCTTACAGGACAGAATTTTGTAGACAGAATAGTTCGTACCGGTGATTATCATTCCAGTGTACCTGTTCAATATCAAGAACAGTTTGATGAAATTTATCAATTAGCTGCTGATATGGGTGGCGCTGGTTATATCTTTACAGGTGATCATGATGCTAATGTCATGAGAAACTCAGCAACTATTAATCTTAACGTTTTAAATTCAGTAAACAAGTTAAATCAGTATGTAAAGATTCCTTGGTTTAATGATTCAAGGGTATATCCTTATGAACAAAAAACGACAAAGATTTTTTATAGTAGTTCTGCTTGTATGTACCCAGAACATAATCAATTAGACCCAGATAACCCAAATTGTGAAGAATCCTCTGCATACCCTGCTAACCCAGATAGTGAGTACGGTTGGGAGAAGTTATTCTCCGAAAGGTTATATCTAGCATATCAAAGAAATTATGGTATTCCTTGTAGAATAGCAAGATTTCATAATATTTACGGTCCTCAAGGAACGTGGCAAGGTGGGAGAGAAAAAGCTCCTGCAGCCATGTGTAGGAAAGTGGCCGAAACTGAAGATGGCGGTAGTATAGACGTTTGGGGTGACGGGACCCAAACACGTTCATTCTTGTATATTGATGAATGTGTGGAAGGAATAAGACGTTTGATGGAATCGGACGTTTCAGAACCGTTAAATCTTGGTTCTGATGAAATGGTAACAATTAACCAGTTAATTGAAACTGCTGAAACAGTTGCAGGTAAGAAATTAACAAGAAATTATATTGATGGCCCTCTAGGAGTAAGGGGTAGAAATAGCGATAACAAATTAATCCAAGAAAAGTTGGGATGGGCCCCGCATTACCCACTACTTAAGGGTATTACCCATACATATGACTGGATATATGATCAAATTAATATCAGCACGTTAAATCGTGAAGCTTGATCATTTTAGTTAATAATCTATCATTGTTTATATGTCTGATAATTCACTGGACTTAGAATACTACGAAAATGTAGTGCTTTACAAGAGTATTACTGATCCTAGATATTTGGGTTCTATTATAGATCACATTCAACCAAGGTATTTTGAAAATAAAAGCTATCGAAGCATTATTTCGATCATAAAAGCTTTTTTTATTAAAAGACAAACTATTCCTAGTGCAACCGAGATAGCATCTTATTGTACCACACCGGAATTGAAGACCGATTTAAAAGATACCTTATTAAAAATCGATCAATTAGATAAAACGTTTAATACTGAAGAGCTTTATGTTAACACCGAAAGGTTTTTAAAAGAAAAGTCGGTATTTCATACAATGTTAGACGTTGCAGATGACTGTGCAAAGGGTAAAGTAGAACCAACAGTAATATTTGATAAGTTTGAAAAGTGTTGTGGTATAAATCTATCGGTAGATATTGGTTTTGACTTGTTAGTTGATCACGAAAAGTTAATAGAAAACTTACAAATAGAAGAACCTACTATTCCTTCAGGTTGGACGTGGGTAGATGAAATGTTAGATGGTGGTTTCTTAGAAAACGGAAGATCAATTTATGTGTTTGCTGGTGAAACTAACGTTGGTAAGTCTATATTTTTAGGAAACATAGCCGTTAATATGGCTAAACAAGGAAAAACGGTATTAGTGGTATCTCTTGAAATGAGTGAGCTCATGTATGCTAAGAGATTAGCAGGTAATTTAACTGGAATTGAAATAAACAGCTTAAGACATGAAATACCAGAGTTAAGACATAAGATAGAAAAAGAAATAACCGATAACCCTAAAGGTAAACTACTAATTAAAGAGTTTCCACCAAGTACTATTACATCAAATCAGTTGGGTGCATTTATGAAGAAGATAGAACAGAAGGGTATTAAGATTGATGCCTTGGTTCTTGACTATATTAACTTGATGCATTCACCTATAGGTAATAATAGTTATGAAAGAGTAAAATATGCAACAGAACAAGTAAGAGCATTATCATACCAACATAATTGTCCTATAATAACTGCAACTCAGTTAAATAGAACTGGTTACGATACTCAAGACCCTGGATTAGATACAATTGGTGAAAGTATGGGGTTAGCTATGACAGCAGATGCAATATTTTCCATATTTCAAAACGAAGAAGATAGAGGGTTAGATCAAATACGGTTGGGGGTTATGAAGAATCGTTTTGGTCCTAACTTTGGTCAGACGGAAATGAGTATACATTACCCTACTTTAACTATTTCCGACGGTGAAGGTGCTGAAGATATGGGTAACGCTGCAGCTAACGTCATGGGTGCTATAGAAGCATTAGCTAATGGTTGAGTATCTTCATGAAAATCATAATTATCTAAATGAACGGTAAAGATTACGTATTTACTGATTCGGATTTAGACGGTGTTGGTAGTTTATTAGTGATAAAATGGTTGTTGGGAAAGGAAACACTTTTCAAAACTACCACGCATAAGCATTTTAGAGAAGATTTTGTAAACTTTCTCACTAGAAATAAAATTTCCGAATATGATACGATCTATATATGTGATTTAAATGTTAGCGAACACGGAGATTTACTTAATTATAAAAATATTGTTGTTATTGACCATCATAATGGTAAAAATAATTACGATGAGTTTACAAAGCCTACTTTAATATTAGATAGTGATTATTCTTCTACTACAAAATTAGTATTAAAGTATCTTATTGATAATGTTCCAAATTCAGCTACAAAATTAAATGGACCTAAAGCTAAATTAATAGAATTTATTGACGATTACGACTGTTATCGTTTAGCTCATAGAGAAAGCCTCGGTGTAAATTTCGTTTTATGGAGCTATACAGGTGCAAGAGTAGATAAATTCATAGATGAATTTTATAACGGGTTTACCGAATTTACATTACACCAAAAAAATATGATTTCGTTAGCTAATAAGAAGATTAAAGATCATTTAGTTAACGGTGAAGCTTTTTCATATAAAACAAAAATAGATAATAAAGAATATAAACTCATTTCCACGGTTTGTTCCTATCACATTAATGAAATAGCATCGGGGATATTAAAAAAGTATGACGCGGACATATCTTTCGTAATAAATACAAAGTCAGGAAGTGTAAGCATTAGAAAACGTAGCGGGGTACCTGTTAACTTAAACAAACTCGCTGGTAAATTGATAGATGGTGGTGGTCATACCGATTCAGCAGGCGGAAAACTAACAGAAACATTTTTAAAGTATACAAAACTATTTGATCTTGAATCATGAAATACGAAAACCATAATCCAGTAGAGCATACACACAATAAAGAAACAGCTCATGCATTTATGGGGTTTTGTTCCTTTATTTCTATTCTTAATAATAAGAAAGTAAACCTTCCTAATATTTTTATTTTACTTTTAAAGGATAAGAAGCTTAGAAACCTTTTTAAAGAACAGATTGATATAGATACTGACTTTGAAATGGTAAAATTATTTTTATTTTATGATCCTTCCTTGCATAAAAGCAAATATATCATGAAGTATATTAACAGCAGCAAAAATAAATTGATTCATTAGTGGAGTTATCTATAATAAGTTAGTGACTGACTTTGAAAAGCTAATTTACAATACTCATCTAAAGGTTAGTAGGGTAATTAATAATAAACCCTACAAATTTAGAAACAATTTTGATAATTTAGACGATAATAAAAGATTTCTTTGCAAAAAATTAGCTCACTTCTTTTCTAAGCATAAAAATATCAATATTGATAGATTTTTTAATGCACCATATAAGATTTATCAAGATAAACCTAATTTAGATTTAAAATTTTATACTTCCCTTAAGGCATGTAAGCTTTATTTTGATTATGTTAATAGTTTGAATAGAGCTGAAGTTAATTCTAAAGAAAATAAGGAATTTTTTCTTAATTCTGGATTGTTTATTACAAAATACTGCAGTAAACAAAAAATAAAATGGGACGACTATATTAATCATAAAGAAAACAAAACCGATACCTTAAATTCGTTTTTTTCTCATATTAAATCAGGGGATGTATCCGTTTATATGCTTTTTACCTTTCAAGATTTTTCAAAAGAGTTTAAAAAGGCAGATAGAGAAGTGGTAAACATGATGTTAAAAGATGTTATTGACGATATAAGCGTTTATCGCGTAAAATTCTACAATATGAACTCTGATTTAAAAGAATATTTTAATAAAATAGTAAGATTATGCAAACAAAAAGTGGAAACTTTAGTAGATTAATATATAATTGTGTGAGTGGCAATTGGAATTGCCATAACGAATAATAAGAATAATAACTAAGAAGAAAAAATAATAATTATGGCAGATATAAAGAAACTATTCGAAAGTATTAAGGCTGAAATGACAAAAGATTCAGGTCAATCTAATCGTTCTCAGTTCTTAAGGACAGAAGTTGGTAATACTTATACGGTGCGTTTATTACCTAATGTAAAGGATGCAAATAAAACGTTCTTTCATTATTATACGCACGGGTGGACATCGTTTGCTACCGGTCAATACATTAATCAGATAAGCCCACAAACGTGGGGTGAGCGTGATCCAATTGGTGAAGCTCGATATCGTATTACTAAGACTGGTACCGAAGAAGAAAAGGAAAAGGCTAAAGCAATTATGCGTCGTGAAAACTGGATGGTAAACGTTTATGTTATAAACGACCCGGTCAATCCAGATAATAATGGTACGACTAAGTTGTTGCGATTTGGTCGACAGCTTCATAAGGTAATTATGGAAGCTATGCAAGGAGATGAGGCTGATGAATTGGGTCCTCGTATCTTTGATCTAAGTGATAGTGGGTGTGATTTTCGTATTAAGGTTGAGAAGCAAGGCGACTTTCCGACATACGTATCATCCAAGTTTGGTATGCCGAAAGCAATTGAAGGCATGGACGACGGGAAGGCAAAAGAAGTGTATGACAGCATTACTGATCTTGAGACCGTCTTTACTGTAAAAAGTTTTGACGAGCTTAAAGATATGTTGAACGAGCATTTTTATTGCCTAAGTACTGATGAAGTTGCGAACGTCTCGACTAGTACAACTATTATCGAGAACAAACCAACCGAGACTTCAACGACTAAAGAAACAAGTGAGCCAGTATCAAGCACGACGAACAATGACGAAAGCGACGATGATGATATTGCTAACTTGCTCAATAGTCTAGAAGACATCAAGTAATGGAGCAAGGACCTAAATTACCACCAGGTGAACCGACTAACGCTGACGTAAATGTCCCTCCGGTTAATCATAGTGCTGGTTTAGATCCAAGTTTAGATCCGGGGGCGGGTGCG